TCGAGATTCATTCAAGCCTTCGAACAATTTGGAGATGCGACGTCGCATCTGCCAACAGGCAAGATATTCGAAATGCTATCTCTTCCGGATTCAGTAGATCGCCAGGAATTCATTGATCGTCCTCACATTATTCCTTCTAGTGGGGAAGGCAAGACCATTGACGAGATGACAGTGAAGGAACTCCGAGAGGTCAAGAAGGCTCTCAAAGAAGCCGAGCAAGCTCATTTATCAGCCGAACGCCGCGCCAAGGAAGCAGAAGCGGCTCGCCAACTCTCGATCAATCAGCACTCCGAACAGCAGGAGAAGCTTCTCTCGCAGATCGAGGAACTAAAAAGGAAGAAGGCTCCATCAGCTGCAGATAGTGCGAAGCTTGCCCAACTTGAAAAAGACAATGCCGAGTTGAACAAGAGCATCCAGCGCATGCAGGCTGAGTTCAGTGAAAAGTATTCTGCCCTAGAGAATCAGAGGTACGACCTCAAGAAGCTCAAGGAATCACTGAACAAGACGAGGGCTTATGTAGAGGTGGATCTGGGCAGCGCTCTTGCTCATCTTGTCTCTATCCCGGATGACAGAGAAGCGATTGAGGCAATCAACACATTCTGGGCAAACATCCAAGATACGCTACAGCGGAAGAAGATGGAGTTCGAAAAAATAATCGGTGCTGAATTGGAGGTATTGGGAGATGGCTCGAACAAAGCGCGCCGGAGCAGATCGCCGGTCATTATCGATCATGATAGCGGAGAGGGATAAACAAATCGCAATTCTCCAGAACCTGATTACTTGCCGCACTAAAGAACAGAAGGCCATTCAAGTGGCGGCGAGACAACGGGTTGTGTTGATCCTTGGAGGCAAAGGCACGCCGCATTACAAGACTAACAGCCGCCGCTACTTCGCCGCACTCTGGAGGGATTACCGCATCGTGTTCAATGTCACATCTTTCCGCGACACACTTGAAAGAGATTTTGAAAAGGCGACAGTTTGGATCGGCGAATGGGTCATGAAGCAGCCGATTGCATTGCCTACCAGTCAGATTGAAATGGAGTTGACAGTATGAAGGAAGCCGCTTCTATGGCAGACAACGTAAATCACCCGGCTCATTACACCGCTGGAGAGGTCGAGTGCATTGACGCGATCAAGGCAGCGACGGTCAACCTCACTGGAATTAAAGCTTACGCAACAGCAGCAGCTATCAAGTACCTTTGGCGCTGGAGCCTTAAAGGCGGCTCGGAGGATTTGGATAAAGCTATCTGGTACATCAATCGACTGAAAAAGGAGGTTGAATCGAATGAAAATCCTACGCGGTGACCTCTACTGGTGCGACCTCTACGATGCGGAGGGCAGCGAGCAACGCGGAGAGCGTCCGGTCCTGGTGATCCAGAACGACATAGGGAATGAGAAATCCCCCACGGTTATAGTGGCCGCAGTTACTTACGGAACCAAGAAAAACACGCACACCCACGCTTATGTTAACCCAGCTGAGTCGGGGTTAGATTTCAAATCCACCATCCTGCTGGAGCAGATCCGGACGATTGATAAGAAGCGACTTGGTGATTATATCGGACATCTATCATACGACAAAATGATTTGGGTAGATCGGGCGCTGTCAGTCAGTGTAGGGTTAGTGCCATTTGAAATCAGGGGAGGGACTAAGAGTGCTCAATGATCAGTATCGCAACAACTGCCTTTACTTCTCCCAGTTGGAGGAACGTATGATTGCTCGCAAACGGTACAACATCGCTTCCTTCGCCCGGCGTCAGTACCACCGCAATTATAGGCTGCTGGCAAAGGCTCAGGGAGGTGCGCAGCATGTCTGATGAAAGGTTGGATGCCTTGGGCGACTATTTCGTCCATCAGCGGATCCTGGAGCGCTACGGCGTCACCTTCGGTCGGTTCATCGACTTGGTAGAGCGAGAGATCTGGTTGGACTACATCTCATGACCCCGGCCATGCTTGAACTCATCTGCAGCGCCGACGAACGAAACGACCTGCTGAGGTATCCTAGGGCCGCTCAATATATGGGTCTGACAATCGATCAAGCATTCGCCATTTATCGTAGGGCTATTATTTTTTTTGCCAAAAACGGCTGAAAACGCCCTGAAGGGAGGTGAAACAGGTGGAAAACGTCGAGCAAACGGAGTGTGCAGAGATCTTCTGCGATACCGAAATCGGGCCTAATCACTGGCGCAAGGGACACAAAAAGTATTGCAGCCTGCAGTGCATGGCAACCGACATGGGGGCTGTTGAAATCGTCGCTGATGACAAGTAAAAAGACCACTCCCGCCAGAGTGGCCCACATGAAAAGATTCGCCATCATCATACCACAAATTAACGGAGGAATCATCCATGGATAAAAAACAAGCATTCAGAATCGCAGTTCAAGCGGGTGCCGCTCGTGACTTCGCCCTGATGAAAGCCAACAAGCAGTTCAAGAAGCCGAAGCGCGATAAAGTGCCTTACAACCCCTTCAAACGGACGCTGGGGCTGTCTGATGTATCGGCTTCGATCAAAGAGCGGTTTACCGTCATCAACAATCGTCAGGAGCGAAAATATTATGCTCGGGTGTTTGGCGACACTTTCACTGCCTTCTACAACGGAAACAGCCCGCAACGTGTCTACCACGACATGCGGCCATCCCGGTATGCGGGGCGGGGCTAATGCCTGACGAGCCTAATCTGGATCGGTTCTCGCGCCCGCTGTGGCGTGAGAGACCCATCAGGAAGCCCTCTGAGGAAGAGATGGAGGACTATGCCTATGAACGCCGCTTAGAGCAGCTGGAAGCCCGCATGGAGGAACGGCGCAGGGTGGCAGCTGATCCATATTACCCGCCAGCTTGGGCGGAACAAGAAAATTTAGAAAGCGAGGATGAATAAATGCTGCAAATCAAAAAGATCGGAATCAAGAACTGGCTTGGAATCACGGAGTTGGAGGTGTTCCCAGGCAAGATCAATAAGGTCGATGGTGACTCCGGCGCTGGCAAGACCAGCATCATTGAGGCCATGGAGAAAGCCTTCACGAATATCAACCGCCGCACGGAGGTTGTTGCCCACGGAGCTGATGAGGCTGAACTGTTCGTCGAGCTGAGTGACGGCTTGCAGATCACCCGTAAGGTCCGGACAGAGAAGGCCGACTATCTGAAGGTCAAGCACGATTCCAAGGCGGTCAGCAGCACTGAGGGCTTCCTCCGCAAACTGATCAATGGTGACATCTTTCGACCGATCGAGTTTGTCCAAAAGGACGCCAAAGAGCAGACGAAAATCATCCTCAATATGCTGCAGATCGACTGGACGGTCGAGGATATCAAGTCGTGGTTTGGTGAGCTGCCGGAGGCTGATTACCAACTCCACATCCTCCAGATCCTGCAGCAGATTGAGTCAGCATACTTCGAGGAACGCGCCAGCATCAACCGCGAGATCAACCTCTTGAAGGCCAACATCGAAGGCATCAAGCGTGACTTACCGCCGAACTATGACGGCGAAGAATGGCGCGGTGTGAACCTCCAGGAGCTCTATCAGAAGCTCTCTGATGCTCGGGAGTCCAACAAGCGCTTGGAGGAAGCAAAGGGTCTTATCGACGGCCTGAAGATCCGTATCGAGGACATCAAGCGGCGCTCCAGCAACGCTGTTGAGCAGAAGCAACTTGAGTATCGGAGACAGCGCGACACGCTCACAGAGGGAATCAAACGCCTGGAGGAGCGCATCGAGACTGATCAGCGCCTAGTGGACGACGCAGACCGTCGCATCAAGGAAGAATCGGCCAAGTTGGATGATGAGTTGGAGCAGCAGATTGAACGCCTGAAGCTCCAGTATCAGCAGAAGAAGATCAACGCCAAGGAAGACATCCAAATCGAAGTGGAGCGCAATAAGGAATACATTGCGGAGAACCGGCAGCAGATTGCTGAGAAGAAGGCCGCTCTGGAAAACCTTGCGGAACACGAAGATAAGGACATCGAGAAGATTGCTGACCATGAAATCAACTTGATCGAAGCCGAGCAGACGAAATCCGGCAATGCCGAGCAAGTCATCGCTGACACAGTTTGGATTGATCCGGAGCCGCTGGAGGTCGCTGCATCGACCGCTGCACAGATGAAGGAATACCTTCGCGAATGGGAGCGCATGAACGACATCATCCGTGAGAAGCTGAGCCCCAAAGAAGCGCGATCCGCTGACCTCACAGCCAAGATCGAGAAGGCCCGGACGCTGCCGAAGGAACTGCTCAAGACAGCTGCTCTGCCGGTTGATGGGTTGACAGTAGACGATCAAGGCCGAATCCGCATCAATGGTACGTTGATTGATGGACTGTCTGAAGGGGAGGCGTTAGACTTCGCTCTCAAGCTTGCGAGAGCCCAATCAGGGCCGCTCAAGGTTATTTGTATCGATGGATACCAGAACCTCGGAAGCAAACAGCAGGCCATCCTGGAGGCCGCACAGACTGATGATTATCAATATTTCCTTCTCTCTACGGTAGAGGGCGAAGAACTTAATATCGAAACCTTGGAGGTGTAGCATGGCCGATCAAACGAAGCTCGTCACCATTCACAATAATCTCAACAAGCTGCTGGATGACAAGCAAGAGGCAATGCCAAGCAATTTTAACAAGACGCGTTTCTTGCAGAACTGCATGACAGTGCTGCAGGACACGAGGGACATCGAGAAATGTGAGGCTAACAGTGTTGCGCGGACCATGCTCAAAGGCGCATTCCTCGGTCTCGACTTCTTCAACCGTGAGTGCTACGCCATCGTATACGGCGGTCAGGTGCAATTCCAGACGGACTATAAAGGCGAGGTCAAGTTAGCGCAAAAGTACAGCGTCCGGCCGGTGCAAGAGATTTATGCAAAACTCGTTCGTGAGGGCGACCACTTCAAGGAGAAAATCCGCGACGGTCGGCAAACTATCGACTTTGATCCCCTACCCTTCAATGACGGCAAAGTGTTGGGGGCGTTCGCGGTCTGCTACTACAAAGACGGCGGCATGGCATACGAGGTTATGTCAGTAGATGAGATCGAGGCGACCAGGAAGAACTATTCCAAGCAGGCGAACGGCCCATCGTGGACCAAAAGCCCCGGAGAAATGCAGAAGAAGACAGTCCTCCGCCGCCTTTGCAAGAACATCCAATTGGACTTTGACACCATTGAGCAGGCCCAAACCTTCGAGGACAGCAGTGACTTCGACTTCAAGAAGCAGCCGACACCGCAGCAGCAGAGCCCCTTTAATAAGAATGCGACGGTGGTAGAAGGCGAGTATGAGGAGATCAGCCATGAAGCTGACAAAGAGTAACTACTTCTCACAGGAAGCCAATCGTCACTACATGTCGGTTTCCCAGTTTAAAGGGTTCGTACCTGCTTACGGTGGATGCGAAGCCCGCAGCGCGGCAGAGTTGGCCGGGGATTATGTGAGGCCAGACAAAGGAGCCTTTGATGAGGGCCACTACATGCACGCCTGGAACGAGGGCACGCTCGCTGAATACAAGGCCGACAATCCCGACATCTACAGCAGCCGTGGCGAAACGAAAGGACAACTCAAATCAAACTATAAACACCTCAACAAGATGATCGAAATATTGGAGGCCGACCCACTGGTTATGCAGGTGCTGGCTGGGCAGAAGGAAGTTATCTTGACCGCTGAACTGTTCGGCATCCCCTGGAAGATCATGATCGACTCTTACCAACCGGACATTGGAGTCTTAGCCGATCTTAAGGCCCTCAAGGACATGAAGACGGTCTACAGTGAGCATCGCCGGATGTACGTCAGTTTCCTGGAGCAGTACGGCTATGACCTCCAGATGGCGGTATACGCCGAGGTCGAGCGGATCAATAAGAAGCGTGAAAACTGGATCATTCCACACTTAGTTGTGGTGACCAAACAAGATCCGCCAGATCATGACATCTTTTACTTCGACTACGATCTGATCCAAAGCCAGTTACAGTTCGTCAGCAACCATATCGAGCGCGTTATCGCGGTCAAGTCCGGTAAGGAGCAGCCGACCAGATGTGAGTTTTGCGACTACTGCCGCGCTACTAAAAAACTAACCGGCATCAAGCATTACGCCGAGTTGTCCCAATACTGATGCCAGTCGGAGACTATAACCCAGCCCCTAAGCCCGGTAAGTCAGTACGTGTGAAGCCCACACAGCGCCAACTGGGCGAGATAAGCGCCAAGGTGGATAAAGAGCTTAAGGCTCGCTCTGGTTACGTCTGCGAGCTCTGTAAACGGGCTAGAGCGGTGGAGAGGGCGCACATCATCGGACGCAAGCAGCTGATGCATAAAACGACTGTTAATGACCTGCTGCATCTCTGCTCCAGGTGCCACGACTGGCTAGACGAAACGCCGGAAGGCATCAGGTATCGAAAGAAGTTAGCTGAAAGGAGGATGTCAGGTGAGAATCAAGATCCTAAACAACAAGGGGTTCCGGCAACAGGTGCTGCAGGCAGGAGCGATAGTCGAGGCCCGAAAGGTAGCAACTCGAACGGAGCGCGGCTATCCGATTGACGGATATCAGATCACAGAGGACGGACCGGCGATTGGCATGGTCATTCCGGACATTGATTGCATGGTCCTGCTCGATCAAACCACCTACTCAGAAGATGAGTATCGTGCAATCGTCGCTGATAGGGATGAAACGAAAGCTAAGTTGGATAAGGCCCTGGACGATCTGGCGGAGCACGGACGGACAATCAAAGAGCTTCGGGAAAGATTAGGAGAAAGAGCCAAGCGCTCCCCAGAGGAGATTCTTAAGCACGACATAGTGGACTATCTCCGAAAGAATCTGACTTCTAACATCGTTGGCCAAGTGAATTGCCTACAAATAGCTACCGTCATTGCAGAACGGGCTCATGAATTACTGATCGAACAATCTGAACATCAATAGGGTGAGGTGCATGAAAGACGCATTTTACTTCTCGCACGACAGTAACTCCAGACACGACCCGAAGATAACCGCCATGCGAAGTGTCTACGGGTCGGAGGGTTACGGATGGTTCTGGATGCTGGTCGAAATGATGCGGGAAGCAGATGAGTACAAACTCGAAATGAAATCCAAATACGCTTTTAATGCATACGCAATGCAATTGCATAGCACTAGCATCAACATCGAATCATTCATCAAAGATTGCATCCATGAATTCGAGCTATTCCAGACGGATGGAACGCACTTTTGGTCACCTTCTCTTAAGAAACGTATGGAAATGCGAAATAATCGTTCGGAAAAAGCGAAGGCGGCAGCGGAAGCTAGATGGAGTAAATCGAAGAATAACGAAGATGATGATGCGGACGCAATGCAAATGCATATAGATTTGGATGCGAATGCATGCAAAAACGATGCCTTAAAGGAAAGTAAAGTAAAGGAAAGTAAAGAAAAGAAAAAGAGATACGCCGACTTCGTAACTCTCACTGAATCGGAATATCAAAAGCTAGTCTCAGCATACGGAGAAGACAACACTGGTCGGATGATTGATGTGCTCGATAACTACAAAGGCAGCAAAAACAAAAAATACGCCAGCGATTACCGAGCCATCCTGAATTGGGTTGTTGAGAGGGTGATGGGGAAGGTTGCACCGAAGAAACAAGACAAGGTAGTGGCTTCACGAAACAGAGAGGTTGAATTCCAGCAATGGGTGCAAGAAGGGAATGATCCGGATGGATTTGATTGGAGTTAGCGAACACCGTGATATACAGGCGGAACAAGCGGTCTTAGGATCAATCTTGTTGAAGCCGGATTGTATAGATGAATTAACCTTCTTGGAGCAACGGGATTTTAGCGACGAGCGCCATCAAATGATTTTCGGCGTCATGCTCTACCTTTACCGAAATGACATAGTTGTGGACAAGGTGACTGCATCAGATCCCTTTATGGTCAAGGTTGTAGCTCATCTCAATAATCGAAAGGTCATCGGAGAGATCGGTAGTGTCGGTTACCTATCGGAACTCCTGGACAGCTGCCCAACAGCTTTGCACGCTCAACACTATGCAAGGATCGTCAGATCAAAAGCACTCGCCAGGCGTGTTAGTGAGAAGGGGAAAGAGATATCTGAGTTGTCGCGGGAAGACTTCGAAAGCGACGAAGAATACTTTGCAGCTGTCGAAGAGATGATCGACGAATTGAGGCCGCATCAGGTCGCCGAGATGAAGAGTTTCAAGGACACCAAAGAGCGGTACATGAACCACCTCAAGAGCAAGGCGGGCAAGATGCTGAGTGGATTTGAACAGTTCGATAGATGGGCTCAGATATGGCGGGGGTGGCTCTACATCCTCGCAGGTCGGCCCAGCGTAGGGAAGACAGCCAAGGCCCTACAGATCGCCATAGGCGTAGCCAGACAACGCAAAGAGGTCGACAGGATTCTCGTAGACACCAAAGATGCCGGTATTGTGTTGATCTTCTCGCAAGAGATGGATGAGGACGAGCTGAAGGACCGAATGATCTCGAATATGTCCGGGATCAGTTACAACCGCATCATCAACAAAGGTGGAGACGAAGGATTCACGGATGCGGAGATTGCTAAAATCGAACGGGCCTACGAAGAACTTGAGAGCTTGCCCATCTACATCCAAGATAAAGCCGGAGTCACGATTGAAGAAGTAAGGGCAACCGCAAGACGGCTGGAGAAGAAGCATGGAAAGGTTGCTCTCATCATCGTCGACTACCTGCAGATCATGAATATTCCTCAGAAGAAGGGTGAACGGCGAGACCAAGCCATCGGAAGAGTGACAGGCACGGCCAAGCAAATCGCTCGCAAAATGAAATGCTGCTTTATGCTCCTATCCCAAATGACACGCGAAAGCGAGAACTCCGAGGAACCTAAACTTTCGCACCTCAAGGAGTCGGGAAGCATCGAGCAAGACGCTGATGTGGTTGAATTCCTCTGGCATGATCCCGAGGACACCGAACAAGGCGGCAAGGTTATCCAGTCCGTTTTTGCCAAAGGTCGGAATATCGGCACCAATAAATTCCGCTATCTCTTCCAAGGTTGGCTACAGCGCTACAAGGAGTTGGAGAAAAAGGAAGTGGTGAAGCGCGATGACCCAAAAAAACAATGGCGGAAGAATCGAAACTGAAGAGCAATACGAGAAGTCGCTGAAGTGGATGGTCGATAAGTCGCTCGAACTGGAACAAGATTCATCACTAAAAGGCGAAGCGCGGGAAAAGTTACTCCGGACATATGATTATGTTTCTGATCAGGTGGAGCTCTACCGCGTTCGCTCGTATCTGGAATCTTCTCCTGACAGCAGACCGACATACATCAAAATGAAATTAATTGATGAATGATGTTACAGATCACCCCTTGGCTGTGCATACGTAATTAGAAAAACCGAGGAGGAGATACAGTGGGTAAGTTACAACTCATCAGCAAGCGAGACAATCGGACGAAAGGTGTATCGATCACAATCGGCGTAGATGGCCGGATGTATCTGAGCCAGGGATTGAAGAACCTGCTGCAGCACAAGGCCAGCACGAAATACTTCCTTTACTACGACGCCGAAGACAACCGGATCGGCATCTCGTCCAGTCATCCAGATGCTAACGTCGATGCCTTCGACTTCAACGCTAACGGCGAGGGGCGTGTCGTGAGCTTCGTAGAGGATTGCGAGATCCATATCCCTGGCAAGCCTATCACATGGCTCTACGAGGCCAAGGAGGGCGGCATATACGTTTTCTATGCCAAAGGACGGCGGCAGACATCCTTCAAGCAAGAACGCAATGGCAACCTGGAGAAGATCAATTAGGAGGGTTGAAATGAAAAAATGCAGCCACATATTATGCTCGTCCGCAGCAACCACCTCATGGGCGCTGGTCCCGATCTGCCGCAGGCACCGGGAGAAGATCGAGGAAGAGCATGCGCAATATTACCAAAGGCGAATCATCAGCATTAACCGGCGCAATTACATGGACATCTATCATCTGACGCCGTGGGGCAAAGACGAGAAATTCGCAAAGATCTGATCGCCGTTCGGTTACGCCAGATAAGGGGATAGGGGGAAGGGACAATGAGTAACTACAGGGATTATGACGCACCCGTATCGTGTCCTTATTGCGGCGATGGATGCCACGCTGATTTTGTGGATGTAGGAGTAGGGATGGTGCAATGTGGACCATACCACTGCGAGAGTTGCGGAGCAAGTGAAATCGGTCCGGAACGCTATGATTGGGCGCAGGGTCCAAGGGATGAGTTTGGTAGAGTACAACCGATTTTCGAAGGACCAGATATGCTCATGCGTGAGGGACACCCATTCACCGACCGTGAGTTAGACCTCGGTTGGTACGATCCGGCAACTAAGAAGATGTCACCTTATGCCAATACATCAGGTGGAGTGTTGGTAGATCACCAGACAGCTAAAGAGTTGTACGACGTGGGTTTGCTGGACGAGAAAGATTTGCCGAAGGCCCCCGAGTCGAACGAATAGGCTCAGCGCAGCGGCGGCCGGAAAGGAGCACTTATGACCACGCACAAAGTTGAGATCGGACGCATACCGGAAGCAGACATAGACGCTATGCAAGACTATCTTGAGCATCTGGCAGTTGTCGAGGATGACCTTACGCTACTCAGGCACATGCACACACTACGCCATCTAATAGCCAGCCACGATGCCGCTTGGGATCACATCAAACATACAGGAGGGGTAGAGCATGAATAAGCTACACGCCCATATACACATGGGCGCGGTGAAAGAGTTGCTTTACGAAATCGACACAGCGGTAGGATATATCGACAAAAAGGCGGCAATCCAAACACTTGAAGCCAATGCGCAAGGATATCTCCGGCAGTCCATAGCGATCATAGATAGCTTACTGGAGACGGTAGAGAAGCTGCGACAGCGGAACGGCATCTTAAGAGAGGCGTTGGAGAAGTCAGATACAGAGAACGAAAGGGTCCTAAAACGGAACCGTGAGGTATGTGAACTGGCGAATGAAAGGGTCGGCGTCTTGGTAGAAGCACTGACTTGGTACGGCAATAAAGGGAACTACAAGGTCAACGTGACGGATCAATGGGAGCCAGTCACACCGATAGACAAGGACGCTGGACAGCGCGCCAGATCCCTTCTATCCTTCCTATCCACCATAGAGGGAGGGAAAGCCGATGCTAGCAGCTGAGCGAGAAGCGCTGAAAGAGCGGTTGAGGAACGGTATACGCCACTTCGAGTGTGACAAGTGCGGACGGATGAGCACCACGCGGCAAATCTACTATGGCTGCAGATGTGGAGGGTATATGAGCCCTACGAACAAACCGCTACCTGCCACCCTAGACCCCCGGGGAGGGGATGCGGAGTGAATCACCTAAGCCTATTCAGCGGATACGGCGGTATCGATCTCGCAACGCATATCGTTGGCATGGAGACAGTTGCCTTTTGTGAGAGAGAGACGTCCTGTCAAGATGTACTCCGTAAGCGGTGGCCTGGAGTGCCGATCATAGACGACATTCGAGATGTAACTAGAGAGGAGTTGACACGCCTTGGCATTGGAGCAATTGACATTATTTCCGGTGGATTTCCTTGTCAGCCCTTCAGCCACGCAGGTAAGCGCGAAGGTACATCCGATGACCGTTATCTCTGGCCTGAAATGTGCAGAGTCATTGACGAGTGCAGACCGACTTGGGTCGTTGGTGAAAATGTTAGAGGACTCGTCAGTATGGCAGGCGCAGATTGGGAGCTTGAATTGGAAGATGACGGATTTACCGAAGAAGAAGCGGAGACGGTGCTCGAAATCATCCGGCAAGACCTTGAAGACGTGGGGTATCGGTCACAGCCAATCCTTATTCCAGCTTGCGCGGTCGGGGCATCGCACGAAAGATTCCGAGTCTTCATCACAGGTACTTTGGCCGACTCCTCGGTCAAATGATGCTGAGAAGCGAGGGCAGATTGCAAACGATCCTCGAAATGGCTTACCAAGCGCAGTATTATGGCCAACCCCCCAGGCCAGGGATTTTCGTAGTGGTGACGATCCGGATGGGTCTAGAGCGACTAGGAAGCGAGAACAAGGTTGGACAATTGGTCTAAATGATGCTGTGAAGATGTGGCCGACACCGGCTGCACAGGATGCAAAGAACGCTACACTGCCGCCATCGCAGATACACAGGGACACCGTACCTGGGGCAGTGATGAGAGAGATGAAATTATGGCCGACTCCAGCGGCAAGTCAGGATGGAAAGCCAATTCGTCCTCTGGCACCATCAGAGCAAGACGGCGGACATGGGACGATGCTGGTGGGAGCTGTAGGAGATGTTGAGCCCCAAAAGGTAGGAGGTCAACTCAATCCTGATTGGGTAGAAGCTTTGATGTGTGTGCCTGAGGGCTGGACAGACGCGCATCGAGAGGTTGATATACCGCAGGTACTTGGCGATCCAAGCGACTACATTGATTATATTCGTAGTCATCGGCAGCCGGCTTTGATGGGGCAGGCACAACATGAATGGGAACCGACGAGGGTTGTCAGTCGATCGGATGGTCGAGTTGCACGGCTCAAGATGCTTGGTAACGGTGTTGTTCCGATTCAAATCCTGCCGATAATGGCGGCAATTAAGCAGATCAACGACATGATGCGCTAGGGTTTGCGCGCAGCGCCATCAATCGACTGAATAATCTAAGCGAAGCGAGGCCGTATAGGCCCTAGGAGGTATAACCATATGTACGTAGACAAGCAAGAGGGGAAGAGTCCACTGCTTGAGAAGCTGATTAAAGCGATATTAGCCAACAAGGCGTTGACCCTCCAGTTGGCAGAGAGGGATGCAGAGATCCAGCGGCTGCGTGATGCGCTGGACGCCGCAATACTTGAAATCCGTATATGGTCAAATTGCTACGGAGATCAACGCGCTAAGGACGTGGCGCACAGCGTAGTCGAAAATCTTCGTTCCGTTCTATCCCATCAGACAGAGCAGCCAGACACCCAAGCTCACTATCTCATTATCGGAGAACATATTAAGGTACCGATTGGATGCTGCTCTGAGGAAGGTAAAGAGGATGTGCTTGTAGAGGAACCGGGATATACTTTCGAGCGTGTAGACATTGACCAATGTCCCGTATGTTCGGAGTCAAGCAGGCGCCAGCCAGCACCGAAGGGAGAGGATAGCACATGCAAGTAGAGCAGCCACAAACCATGCTGGACTTACCGCAGTATGGACCGTGGATGCTGACACACAAGGGAGATGCAGCCTGTCGGATGCTGGCAGATCGGCACTACAGTAGGCAGACGCCGGGCGCGGATATGTTCTGCCGCCCCGGAAAGAATCTGGTGCTACGGACGGCGCTGGCTGATGCGGTATGGGTCACATGGTCGGGAATTCGGGATGATGGGCTGCAGGCATGGGAATGTACGATATTCCGCAACGAGTCACCGCATATGAGCAGCCAAATGATTAAAGCAGCTGTCACAGCGACTCTGGCAGAGTGGGGTACGCCACCAGCGGACGGACTGATTACCTACGTCGCCCCGGACAAGATTAGGAGCATAAACCCCGGGTGCTGCTTCAAACGGGCAGGATGGCAGCGCATCGGGCAGAGTAAGCGGCGGCGGTTGATGCTACTGCAATACGCCCCCTGAGGGCACTAAGGGAGGATAACCAGACATGATCGATGTAGGAGAGACGCAGCATTACAACTGCGACGGATGCGGTAAATCGAAGTATGACGGACACATGGTCACTGTAGGCGCGAATGACGAAACGATTGCTATGTGCCACGATTGCGCCCGGTCGGCTATATCGTTGTTGCAGGAATATGTGGGGGAGGACACCCAATGACAAACAAATTGATGACCTGCCCGTTTTGCGGTAGGGAAGCTGAAAGAAAGGCGAATCGACGCTATCGCAAGGGATTCATAGCGGGTGTTGGTTGCGTAAGTCAGAGGTGTCCAGCAAAGATTGAGCAAGCCACGATGAGCGGTACGCCTGAGCAAGCTTATAAGCATGCGGAAAACGTCTGGAATGATCGGACAACAATTGCCCGGCACATTGATGATTGGCACGAAGACTACGGGGACGCGCTTTGGTGGACGTTTCCGATTGAGGAATCACCTTATTGCGGATCGCCATTGGACACCGACTGGCCGGGCTATCACACGCACTGGACGCCTTTGATCTTGCCGCAGGCGACCGTAGCGACCGAATCAACCCAGGCGAAGCCGGAGGCCGTATCAGGTCTGGGGGAGGATAACCATGAGAGAGATTAGAGTGAGAGCGAAGTGCATCGAGGAAGGTGAGCACAGAGGGCAATGGATTACTGGGTTCGGTGTTCACATCTTCGAAGGGGACGAGGTAGAGGCGCAATTATACACGACAGAAGGCGTTATCGCGGTCGATCCAGCAACAGTAGGGCAATACACCGGACGCACCACGTACGACGAGACACCAATCTACAGGGGTGACAAGCTGCAGTTCGTCACTTTCAACTATGACGGGTCGGATAACGGCATTCAAACTGGATATGTGGAATGGTCAGAAGAAAACGCCACGTATGTAGTTGTGGATGAAGATAGAGAAAAAGAATACTGGATGTACCTTGTGCTGGGGAATGACGACGGTGTCGAGGTCATCGGCAACCGCTGGGACACCCCGGAGGGGAGGACATGAAGCCCCACAGACAAACCAGACATAGCAAACGCGTAGGCAGTGAGTCAGGGTGCGCCAACGGTCACGAGACGGCCAGCACAGCGTTCTACGCACCCAAGCTGGCGGCCATCATGCAGATACTCAATACCGTACCACCATCGGAGAGATTGACCTTATGGGCTGATGTAGCCCAGAGGTTGGGGAGGACAGAGACATGAGACCATACGCAGGAATAGACCCGTCAACAAAAACAGGGGTTGTGCAGTTTAATCTAGCCGGTGAAGTCTTGATTGAAGAAGAAGTTAAGTTGGCTAACGGCATTTATTCTTCAGATACGGAACTTTTGAATTATGGCAAGGAAATCGTCAGCCGAATCACGCCAGGAAGCTTGGTCGGAATTGAAGGTTTCTCTTACGGCTCGAAAGGCAAAGGAGTCAGCACTCAGTACGCAGTGGGATACTCGATACGGTTCGCACTTGTCGCAGCAGGTTTTGAATATGTCGAGATCACACCAAGCCAAGTTAAGAAATTCTCGACCGGCAAAGGCAACACCACAAAGGACAATATGACGATTCCAATCTATCGGTTGTGGAATTTCGAGCACAAAAGCGATAACGTCCGGGACGCTTTCGTCCTAAGCAAGGTTGTCAAGGCGCTCGATGATGCGAAAAGAGCAGACATCCAAAGCTATCATAAATACCAACTCGAAGTCATCCAAGCATTGATGAAATAGCCGCTCACTCGGTCGGCTACGGGAAAGTGCTGCCTAAAAACCAAACATATGATCGCAAAAAGGAGAGGAGGATACAAAATGTTCCATGAACACAGACCGATTCCAAACCATGGAAAGCACGAGCCACAGGTGTTTGGGATTGCTAGATACTATCTCACAGATGTGGAGAAGGCCCTTGTCAATACCGACAAGCAACATTTGATCGCATACGCCAAGGACCGGGGAATTGAGCCGGAACCAGTGGTGTACCAGACAAAGGTTGCAACAGAGGTCCATACCGGCGAGAAGCGAAAAAGGATCGACGCCCCCAAAATCCTCACCAAAGAGTTTTTGGAGGGAGCAATGAAAGAAGGGAAAACGGTGAATATGATCGTCCAGGAGACGGGAATCTCATACTCCACCATCATCAAATACTTGCGCATCCATGATGTTGCTAACACCTCACAAAAGAAGCGCAAAAGTGGCCCGCAGCCAGTTGCGAGGGGGAGAGGCAAATGAAAATCACCATCCAACAAAGCATCTTGCACGACCGGTTGAGTCACATCTGCAAGGCAGTGAGTCGCAAGCCGACCATCCCAGTCCTGGAAGGCGTGAAGATCGACTCCAGAGGGGCATTGACCATAACCGGATCAGACATGCATTTCAGCGCCCAGACGTCCCTTACAGACTTCCAAGAGGAAACCCCGGGTGTAACGGTCATCCCGGCGCACAAGCTCCTAGAAGTGGTCTCTAAGCTCCCTAGTAAGGAGGTAACGTTAGAGGTCAAAGATGGGGCCGCGCACATCAGCTGTGGGAAGAAGAAAGTCACACTCCCAGCGCTGGATGCTGAAGACTATCCGGACATTGAGAAAGGAGATGGGACACTTCTGCCGCTCTCCACAGAGGATTTTGTGGGCAGCATCGAACAAGTCGCTATCGCTGTCAGCGCCAGTGAGCAAACGCCACAACTGCAGGGCATCAACTACAACCTTATGCACGGCGCGTTAAAGGTAACCGCAACGGATCGGCACAGGCTCGCACGGCAGGACATCAAGCTGGAGGACGTGGAGGAATATATCAACCGCACCATCCCAGCCAAGGCGTTGCTGGAGGTCGCCAAGGCCGCGACAAAAGGCAAGGTTGATGGCATCGACCTAATCATCGGAGACAGCCAAGCACATATCACAGCAGGAGAGTATAGCTACACGTTGAGGCTCCTGGATGGTCAGTACCCGGACACGAGCAAGATCATCCCAACAGGCGGCGAACATGAGATTGTCGTGGAGAGAGAGGAACTTTTGAACGCAGTCGAGTTGGCGTCCAAGGTGGCAGACGGCAAGACCTACATCATCCGTCTGACGGTCGCGGAGAACGAGATCACCATCACCGCTCAAGATGACGGAGCAAACATGTCAGAGGCTCTTACAGCCCAATACAGCGGTGCAGGTGTTCGGTTATCCCTTAACGCCAAGTATCTGATAGACACGCTCAAAACGATCAGTAGGAAGCGTGTGGAGATCTTTGTCAATGGGCCATTGCAGCCGGTACTCTTTTATCCCGAGCAAGACCGCGAGTCACTGCACCTGATTTTGCCTTACAGGACAAACGCATGATCCCAACCATCCAGAGTAATACAGGTCCGATCAGATACGCAGCAAGGGAGCATCCAGCTACATGGATCGAGAACCTAGAGGCTCCCGGTACAGTCGCGGTTGCGGCAATGTACATGCCGATACAAAACGAATACTTAAGTCACATTCAGGATGGGATATATATCGAGATCGAGCGATTCCCGAAGGGTGATTATCTGGCCGACTGCTATATGGTCGAACCAAACAGGAAGAGACAGCAGCATTGCGAGAAAGAACGCTTCGAGACCTACGAGCAAGCGAAGGCATACGCCGCGCAATGGATGGAGCAGAAATTGCAGGAACATGAAGCAACCGTAAGTCAGCACTACCCGCAATTATACGATACAGGGCAACTCACACTATTTTAGGAGGTCGCCAAATGAATATAACCAAGAGACAAATGGACGTCATGCAGTTCATCGAATCATTTACAGATGAGCACAACCATCCCCCGACCATCGAAGAAATTTCGGAGGGCATCGGCATTGAATCGAAGGGCGTAGCACATGGCCACCTAAGCAGGTTGAGGGATAAGGGATTGGTCACGTGGCAGAAAAAGAAAACCCGCACCATCAAGCTCACGGACGTTGGAAATGAGCACGTCAGAAGAGATTTACCATTCTAAGGGCAGAGCCCAGAAGGAGTAATATATGAACCAACAATACAAGCAAGTCCAAGAGTTCCACAAAGCATTCGGAGAGGTGATGCCGGACAAACCGACGATGCTGACGAAGAATGGGGAAAGTCATTTCTTCGGTCTTGAAGTTGCTGAGATGTCCCAGGCGATCAAGAACTTCTCTATCCACGAAGGCAAGACGCAAGTGAATGACCGCGCATCCTGGATGTTGGAAGAACTGGCCGAGTTCATGCAGGCCGAGACACTGGAAGACCAAGCGGATGCACTCATTGATCTGATTTACTTCGCAATCGGAACATTTACGCTGATGGGAGTCAATCCGGATACGCTGTTCAATATCGTCCACGAGGCCAATATGGGCAAGGTTGGTCCAGATGGAGTGCAGCGGAACGCACAGGGCAAGATCGTGAAGCCTGAAGGCTGGGCAGAACGGTACGCACCAGAGCCCCGCATCATTGCTGAGATCGAGCGACAAGCAACCAAGTAACCACATGAACACCTAATCGGGTGCAGACGTCTCCGGCGATCTGCGGGCCAACTGCACCTATTCAACCAAACAAGTGTTCCGAGAACGGAGGGGAACGGGGGAGGTGAGGGCAATCAACGAAGGATGGAGATGGATCGGATACGGCCTCTGGGAAGTCTGGAAAATCGAGATGAAGTATATCTCGAAAGGCTGGTTCCAGTTGTCATGTAGCCGGGCGATAGTCAATGGACCGACTGAGATCAAGAATGTATACCGGACTCCGTTGGACCGATTACTAGGAATTGACTTCGACCTGAAGGTGCTGAGAGAGACGGAAAAATTCACCCGGAAGATGAAGGCCAGAAACGAGCAGATACTCCGGTTAAAAGGCAAGGAAAAAGCACTATCTGAAGTCATAAAAAATCGATATTGAGAGGGGAAATACCCATATGACAACGATCAACGCTCTTTTTAACAAGCACACCAGAGATAGCAAAAAAGAATCTATGACCTTCTACGTGAAGGGCAGCGCAGAAGAGATGCCAGAGCTGCAGCAGTTGCACCGCAGCGTGGTCATCCTCCGCATCAAAGACGTCGATGCCCATGTGGTCGGAGAGTTCAAAAAGCTCAACCGCGACGACAAGAAGACAACGCTGGAATTTGAAATCAAGGGCGGCACGTCGCTGGAGAGCAGCGGCAAATTCTTCGAAGTGAGCGGTACGGACGTGGAGTTGAGCCTTGAAGGAACGGGTGAAGACGTGGAGGAGTTCCGGGAGTTCCAGAAGGAGCACAGAAAAGGCCTGAAGGTCAACGTGAACGCCGATGGCACAGTAGAGGTAGACAAGAACCAAATGACGCTCGATGACGTCCAAGACCCCATGGCAGGCGTCCAATGAAGTGGCGTCCGGACTGGATAAACATATCGGTATATGGCGGACTTTTAGCCTGCTGGGCCTTAGCACTCTGGCTGATCTTTAGATAGACTAGGGGCCTTCGGGCCCCAAAGGGGTGAAGGAATGGAGTACATCAGTTCTGAGGATGTAAGCATACCAGAGGAAAAAATCAAGGCGGCTCACGAGAAATTGAAAGATGAATTTGAGAAATACCGGATGTGCAAATATCTGGTCAGCGTTGAAGAAGCCAGCACAACTGCCAGTTATGCAGAAAGATTCCACGGGCCGACAAATGTCACCAGCGATCAGACCGCGCAAGTCGCACTAAGGAATGTTGAATTACAAGAAAAGAGGCGTAAGTATTGCGAGTGGATTGAAAGACACGTCGCTAAGTTACAGCCTGATGAGAAATTCTTGATCGAGCGAAGATACATGGCGCAGGACGCTGAATACATCACAGATCAAAGGGTGTACCAGATCGAATTTGACCCACCCAAAACCTTCAAAGCATTTAATGACATCAGGAAGAGGGCTATCAAGAAGCTTGCATTAAGTATATTGGCTGGTGCAGGAGAAAATTGACAAAACACATACACGGGCTCGCCTTGTGTGGGCCCGAATCATGTACAGGCAAGAAGTCATATAAATAAATTGGGTGATGCGCGATGGCGAAAGAGAAGAAAAAACCTTATAACATAACTGTTATCTGCATAGAAGATCGCACTGAACAAATAGTGAAAAGTTTAGCAAGGCGCGAATTGAAAAAAATGCTGGATAATATGGGTCTAGTGGCGTACAATTTGGATGAAGTTTTAGACAAATACATTACAGGGGAAATGCGTAATGAGCAAAAACGGTGAAGATAGAGCGTATGTAAGGGTATCAACGCTCAAGGATTCGCAAAAGGACAGTCCTGAACATCAGGAATCATTCATAAAAAGTCACGCGAAATACTTAGGCAAGGTAATAACAAGAGTATATGAGGACAGAGGAACCGCCACCAGTATAATTGAGCGTGAAGATGTCCAACAGATGATAGAGGATGCGAAGAGGGGCGAAATTCGAACCCTCTTTTTTGCATCATTGTCCAGGTTCAGCCGTGACTTCCTTGATGCTGTATCATTAAAACGGATTTTGGTAAACGCTCTGAAGGTCAGAGTGGTGTCGATTGAAGATGGTTATGATTCTGGGATCAAGGATGATGAGTTGCTGTTTAACATAAAAGCTGCGGTTAACCAGAACACAAGCGGAGACATCAGCGTCTCGTCTCGCCGGGGCATAAAACAGTCGGCCGAAAGCGGGAACTATATCGGATCGATAGCTCCTTACGGATATAAGAAGGTGACGATAGACGATCCCAGGATGAAGAGTGGGAAAAGAAAAACACTGGAAGTCATACCCGAAAAAGCAGAAGTCATAAGGACGATTTTTGATCTTTATGTGAATGAGGGCATGGGCGAGAAATCAATCGTCAAGTATCTGAACGGTGAAGATGGGCTAAGAGATCCGATCCCATCATATAAAGGGGGGCTTTGGGGCCTAACGAGTGTACAGGCCATATTAAGGAACGAGAATTACACAGGATATACCGTATACGGCAGACACACGACCGAAGTCACATACAATGACTTGTCTAACCTAATGGATCGAGGGAAGAAACAAGTCCTCAAGCCACGAGACGAATGGCAAAAGACGGACTTCCAGACCCACGAAGCGATCATCTCCAAGGAACTCTATGACGCCGCTCAGGACATTAGGTTGCTGCGCGGCGGAGGGGAGCGTGGTGGTAGAAGGTCATATGTTAATGTGTTCGCCAAAATAATATTTTGCAAGGAATGTGGATCAGCCATGGTAACAATGGGATCGAAGCGAGACAATGGGAACGACTACCGCTATCTCATGTGTTCACGGCGAAGAAGAATGGGTGCTACCGGCTGTAATAATGGCAAGTGGATTCCTTACTACGATTTTAGAGATGACATAATTGAGTTGATAATAAAAAGGCTGGGAGCCGAATTATACTCTTTATCCGAATCAGGAACAGAAAAAATCTCCCCGGAATCTCCGGTAACAAGAAACCCGGAGAAGGAAAAAGAGAAATTGGATAAATTGATTGAGACGAACAGGAAGTTATTATTTGAAGTCCGTAGACAGAAGATGCTTGGTGAATTATCGGATGATCAGTATGAATACGAAAAAGAGCAATACGAGAAAGAGATTGTTGCTGCAGAAAAAAAGAAGAGCATCCTATTGGCTGAAGAAAAAAGAATGGTCGATAAATCCAAAGTAACCTCCAGTGCGAAATCTGTTCTGGCGAAGCTTTCGGAAATGGAATCTTATGATGACATCGAAAAGACACGAGCGCTTGTCGTGTCTGTTGTGAATCGAATTGAAGTGGATAGAGAGGGTGAGACTTCAATGTACTTATACTTGCGTGATTGACAACACACAACCAATGTAATATAATTTGAAGCACACAAAGAAAATGCGGTGCTTCTTTCTTTTATATCAAGCATTATACATACGTCGGCGGGCTTACGCAGGGAGGGTTTAAGGATGGAAGAGGACAAACTATCACTGGTCGAGATCGGAAGGTTGATGTTGTCGGTGGAAAGGCGTATAGAGGAATTGCAAGCACCATCAGAGGTTCAGAGCAGAATCGAATTGCGCGAAAGGATGATCGTTGATTATCAAGAACTCTTAAACAAACTCACACGTATGTACAACCGATCCTAAGGGGTCGGTTTTCTTTTGCTCTCGTTAAGAAATATTTTTCGAAAATTTTCATCATAATTTTTCCATTTATTTGTGAATCGCACCCCTTTTTTTCGTGCTATATTTATATCATGGAAAATGAATCAAGAGGCGACACCCGAGCACACTTAACCCTTCGAGGGTACATAGCGGGTGGGCCTCTTTTTCGTTCCCAGACAGCCACAGTCGGCCAGAGACACGCGCCAAGTGTAAGCACGCCGGATTGGATACCCGAGCTCTAGCGTGTCTCAGATCGGCTTGTGGGAGGTCAAACGACCATGCCGTTGGCTTCAACGATATGGTAACAGTGACAAGCACAACCGACAGTTGCCACAAGTTAGCGGCGGCTGAACACCGGTTATCGGGATGCGCATCACATATACGCTGTCCCGGCGTTAACGGTCAAGCATCGCTTGGTTCAGTCGGGATGGCGATCCTGTGGGATTAGTGTAACGGATAGCACACTCATTTAACCGTGAGAGGTGGGAGTTCAAATCTCCTTTCCCACTCCCAATTGAACAAGAACAATTGTTCGTATATAATGCACCTAAGGAGGTGCGATATGCGAAAGAAACTGGAAGGTAACGGTCTATGGGAATCCAGCCGGATGATGCTGCCAGAACACATCAGGGCGCTCAATCACCAACGTAGAGAGCTCCAGAAGCGCCAGAGAGTCCAACTCGATGATCAGGAGATGGAGATCATAGGCAACCGGCTCACAGCGTCTCTACAGGGCCGTACAGAGGTCACAGTTAAACTATTTGATGAGTGGGAGCAGTTGGAGGTTAAAGGCATCGTGGAGCGCATAGACATACATACACAACGCTTCATGGTGGATGGAGAGTGGTTTAAGTTGGGGGATATTGAGGGCATAGGATAAGCCGCAGGGATGCTTTCCCATACGGCTCAACACGAATATATCATAATCACCACAAATTGACAATAGTCGCCTCCGGGCGGCTTTTTTCATGCCCAGAAAGGATGATGAGAATGAAATGGATACCTATTGCTTTGTTGGTATTATCGTTCATCGATATTCACGTAGCCGGTTATAACCTAGACAAACGCAGATATGGTCAAGCGCTGGTGTATTCTCTGATGGCGTTGTTCTGTTTGGCAGTGGCTTTAACATCGTGGAGGTGATCCAATGCCCTCAAGAGCAAACAGACCATGTGCCGCGCCAAGGTGTCCGAATCTAACCCAAGAACGATATTGCGATGAGCATCAAGAGATGGTTAAACAGCACGATCAGCAGCGTGGTACAGCCCATCAAAGAGGCTACACGTGGAAATGGAGTAAGTATTCCAAGAGATACCTCAAGCACCCGGACAACGTACTATGCCGGTTAAAGTTGGAGGGCTGCACCACACTGGCTGAATGTGTGGATCACATCGTAGCGGTAAACGGCCCAAATGATCCTTTGTTTTGGGATAAAACGAATCACCAAGCAGCTTGCATCAAGTGTAACTCGGCGAAAGGGAGAAAGACGATCAGAGGCACACAGAAAGACCTAATTTGAGTGGAGGTGTCCAAATGATTGGCAGAGAGAGAGCAGCCCGAACGGGCGATGTGTTAAGGAGTAACGGAACGGTCGCGAACGAAGCGGATTCTATCAACGAAGACGGGAGCATAAATGTGCGCGTCTTATCGGGTGGAGGTGGGGGCGGAAGTGACCCAATACCACCAGCAGACGTCACACTTCAAAACGCGGCCAGCGCGATCGGCAACGGCACACCATTTACTGTGGGCTCTTACAAGACGCTCACGCTTGAGGTGACCGGCACATCGACCAGCCGCACCGTCATATGGGAGGCTCAGAGCGTCAGTGGCGCATGGTATGCGATTCAGGGCGTCAGGATGTCGGATTACTCGATGGCTACGCAGACGACCGGCAGTGGCGAGATATGGCAATTCGATATTACGGGGCTGGCGGCTATTCGCGCTAGGATTTCGGCGGTGGCGGGCGGTAACGTCAGTGTTCGCGGTAAGGCGGTGGTGTAGATGGCGATAGATCGCGCAGCATTGGCGCTTGCCAACCAAGCCAAGAATCGCCTAGATAACGCGGGCGGGGTAAACGTTAAAGATTTCGGTGCCAAAGGTGACGGCATTTCTGATGACACGGCGGCATTTCGCGCGGCCATGGCGGTTTGTAATATGAGCAGGACGCTCATCGTACCCGCCGGAACCTACCGCATAACGGATACGATAGTCAATAATGCAGGACGTATCGTAGGTGAAGGCAGACATATCGACAGCGGAAAAGGCGGCACGTTAATTCTTTTCGACATGCCGCGTACAGCAGTGAATGATATGAAACCTTGCTTCCACTTTACGAAAGGGAGCAATTTATGGGTCGAGTATCTATCTGTTAAAGGTACATTTAGTTATAACGTTCGTGAACTGGCCTCCTACATCAATAAAGACCTCTTCGACCAGCGTAAAATTGAAATGTTTGTGCCCGGACTGTGTAGCTTTTTGATCGACTCTGAAGCTCAGGTTTCCTTTAACAACGTCGGTACTAGCTCTATTAAGTGTGGTGTCTATATGAATAATCGGACGGGCCACATCACCTATTTAGAGTGCAGTTTGAGTGGGTTGTTTGGTATTTATGTGCGACGAAATACAGGTGACTTTTTCATGATGGGCGGCACGTTAGGTGGCGCTTTTTGTGGATGTCTATTGGGGGACGTTGGCGCGAACTGGGAAATGATCCGTGTTCACATGGGATTTAGTCCATACGGATTTTATCAAGTAGATGATGGTCAAATTGCGTCAGGCGCTGAGTTGAATCGCAAAGGGATGGTGGCATGGCAATTTAAGGCGGTTAAATTCGAGGTGATTGGGGAATGCGCGATTGATCTACTGCCAGATTCCCTTAGTTGGGCGACTAGCATCGAAGCCTACGGATTCTCCTGGTCAACGTTGGATACCACGGCGGGATGGTACTTTGGGATGCCTGACTCACTCGTTCCCCAAGCCAATAAACAGAAGTACGCGCTTCGCCTCGGCATTGTAGAGAAGGTCCGGTTCTCCTCGGACTACACGACAGGACACCCTTTCAACTTACCACGCCATCGGAGTATAGATAGCGGAGATAAGGTTGTATACATTAGCAATTTGCGGGATGACTTCATTATGGATGAGGCTATCGAGGGGACTGTCGAAATTGCGGCAAAGAATAGTTTCTCGCGCACTGCCGCAGGATATAAGAGTTTGTATGCTGACGCTGTAGACTACCAACGATCTCCGGTGACGTCCGGTCAACTGATTAACACTAACCCCATGAGTTGGGATATCCGTTATTGCAGCATTGAGGCAGTTAGTGCGGCAGACTTACCCGCCGGGCTGACGCTTAGCCGTGAAATACTTGAAATTTACGGAAATAGCCCACCCATATATAAGCTTACACCCACTCCCGGCACGACGAACAATCCTGAAGTTGGATTTCCGATGGTTGAATTCCCCAACTCGGTGTACAGCGGCTGGTTGTATTACCGTGGTTTCGCGGGGGTTCCGACGGTTGATGCGAAGTCCGAAGTAATATCAATGCTTGAGGGAAGGGACGTTAACACTGGGCAGTTTCTTGAGGTAAGTCCGTCCATCGTGAGAAAGTTTTCGTCGCCGAAGTGGTTATTGCTACACGCGAATCAAGTGCGTCGAAGTAATACTCGTATGACGAAGGCCAAGTACAGCTACGCTGACAGGGTTAATCCTTTTTACTTTTTGCCTCCAATTGTATCGCAACATGTGCCGCTGCCTTACTCTCCAACAATGCACGGATGGAGCCGCAGTGATATGGAGTTAGCGCCGGGAAAATCGATCATTATGAGATCGCCGAACGGCGTCCGATATAGGATTGGTGTATCCGATGCGGGCGTATTAATGGCAACGCCAATATAAGGAGGGGAAAATGTGAGGGAAAAAGCGAGGACTGTGGCCGTTACACGTATAGAGACGGTGAATGTATCGTCAACTCACGAGCAGATTACGAAAATCAAAGAAGACAAAGACATGCGAACAGTGGAAGTTGAGGTTTGCTATTATCAAGCGGATGAGTTTGTCAAGAAAGTATCTTTTCTAATAGACGGGGAAAATTACGCTTACTTGATGTCAGAAGGACCGGATTTTGCTCCCGACAAGCCTGTTAATGAGTACCGTGAGATCGATCTTTGGCACATATTGGATTCCATGTGACGCGAAAAAAGACCAGCCGAAAAGCTGGTCTTCCTCTACGTTTAAACACGTGGGGATATAGGGCTGCATATTTCTCCCCACTCGCCCGTATGTGGATTTTGCACCCAACGACAATGCTGCGGCCCTCCGGAAATAATCGTCTCGAAAGACACTAATTGATGGGACATGACAGACGGTCGTCGATACACTTTTTTCAAAGTCATCACTCCTGTATGTAAGATATACAGAGTGTATCATCAGCAGGAAGTAACTGTAAATAACTTTTTTGCGTGCCATCCATCGGGTGGCTCTTTTTGATTGGAGATGATCCAATGTTAGCCATATGCAATACAGGATGCGGCAAGACATTCAATGCACCGAAGGTTCTACTCGATAAGCTGGATGATGGCATCGAGAAGAGTTACATCCGGTGCAGCCACTGCCAGCATGAATACCTGTACTTCTACACGGACACTGAGACACGGAAGCTTCAGGATAAGATTGTGCTGCTGTATCGGCAGAATGGTCGGATGAATCCCGCTATGTTGGTTAAACGGGAGATGAAGCTTCGGGAGAAGATCAAGCAGAAGATGGATGCATTGAGGGAAAGAATCGAAGTCGAAACAAACACTTAGTGCAAACTAATGGTCAAAAATGTGACCTTTATATCGCGAAGTCATGTAGAAAAGTGCAAATCGAGGTGAAAATCATGAATAAATGCACCTGTGACATCTGCAAAGAGTGTGAGCCCCTGAGTCTTGAGTGGATACAGAGAAGCGTTGAGAAAGCGAACCACGATGCAGAGTCATTCAAGAAAGGTTTCGTCGAAGCAAAGCAGCGCATCGATGCAAGGCGAGAGGAAATGCAGAACAGGGAACGACCGCTGCTAGGCAGGTTGAGGAGGGGGCAGTCATGAACCCAGAAACAGCTTTAGCATTTAAGGTAGCGATCGCGGTCGGTGCCTCAATCATCGTTATCGGTTGGAGTGGCGCAGCCATCCATCTTGCGACAATGCCACTGAGGAGAAGATACAAAGCACTGCTGACGCTTGGTGTAGACAACAGGAAGCGTTGGTGGCTTGCAAGGAAGGGATACGCACCAGCCAACGGGTTTGTGATCGATGAGTGGAGAACTGAATTCGGATCAGAAACCCACATTTCATATGAGGAAGCCAAGAAGAAATTCAAGACATACCGTCGATTCGGCAAGAAGATATATCTTTATTCGGATGATTATCTGATCAATACGCCGCTAGATGTTTTGAAATCCAAACATCGAAAGAATATCAAAAACGAGAAGTTTCGTGAAGATCTACAGAGAAGTGGAATGATTCACTAAGGAGGCTAAACGATGGACTACGACCTGTTGAACAAGAAGCTGGAGTACCTTGAAGCCCTGACAAGACTGAAGAAGGAAGGGATTTGGGAATACGACCAACGTATCGAGTCAGTGTGCGACAGCATCGAGAGAGACTTGGAGATCGAAGGAGAGACGGCAGTAGGCGGGTTGACTTTAAAGATTGGAGTCGACACA